AATTGTCAATGTATCAAAGTTAGCAGCTGTATATAAATTTGCTGATGTTCCTGTCGATTGGATTAAATCTGTATAAACTGCATCTGCTGTTATATTTCCACTTGCACTTATATTATTTGTAACTGTTAATGAGCCTAGCGTTCCAACGGATGTTATATTAGGTTGAGCTGCTGTTGATAGAGTTCCAACTAAAGAATTTGCTGTTATAGTTCCACTTGCACTTATATTACCTGATGATGTTATATGACCAAATAATACATTACTAGAAGTTATAGCAAATGATGCTGTATTTGCAGACAACATATGACTAGATAAATCTTGATCTCCTGTATTTGTATTAGTATTATTTGTTTCTAATGTTGATACTCTAGTTGAGAATGATGAGCTAGGTGCAACAAATGATCCAGATATACTAGTTGCAATTTGTGCAGAACTTGATATTATTCCTGCTACATTAATAACACTTGTTACAGCGGCATCAGTATAGCTTACTTTTGCATCATTTGCAGTTACTCTAGTACTAAATGAAGCACTAGGTGCAACAAATGATCCAGATATTTTTGATATTAAAGCATATGTAGATAAATCTTGATCTCCTGTTAATGTAGTACCATTAGCAGTTACTGTTCCTGCAAATGTTGCGTCATTTGCAACAATATTACCACTTGCACTTATATTATTTGAAGCTGTTATATTGCCGTTAAAGGTATGAGTATCATTTGATGCGTCACCAAATATATTTGATCCTTCTGTTTGTAATATAGATGATGTAACAATTGATGATGTTATACTTGTTACCGTCAATGATGTTGCTGATATAGTTGCAAAGGTTACATCGGAGTTTGTATTAACTGCTTGTCCTACATTTCCTTCTAATGTTGATACTCTAGTTGAAAATGACGAACTTGGAGCAACAAATGATTCTGATATACTGGTTGCTGTCAATGACCTTATCAATGTTGCATTTGCGCCCAATGCTCCGGATATCTCTGTTGCTATTTGTGCAGATGCTGATATTACATTTTCAGAATTTAATTTAGTCTTAACTCTTGCATCTGTATAATATAAATTGCTAGAACCTTCAGATAAATTATCTGTATCAAAGCCACTTAATGATACCTGTGATGATCCACTTATTACTCCTTCTGTATTTAATTTTGTCTTAACTAATGAATCTGCATATCCTACTTTTACATCATTGGCAGTTACTCTTGTACTAAAGCTTGCACTTGCATCGACAAATGATCCAGATATGTCAGATGCAATTTGTGCTGAACTTGATATTATACTATCAGCATCAATAACCGATCGGACTGCATCATCCGTATAACCTACTTTTGCATCATTTGTAGTTACTCTTGTACTAAATGAAGCACTTGCATTTGTAAATGAGCCTGATATGCTAGTTGCCGTTAATGATCTTATAAGTGTACCATTAGGTCCTAATGAACCCGATATCTTAGACTTTAATGCATATGAACTTGTTGCAGCCGTTAATGATGTAATTTTAGTTGTATTAGTACCAATATTATCTGTATTGCCAGTGTTACGAGATAAATTCGTTGCTATAGCACTAGCTAATGATGCACTTGTAGCTATAAATGCTCCAGATATCTCTGTTGCAATCTGTGCTGAACCTGATAATAATGTTTTACTGGTACTCCCTGCCTCAACATTTATTAATCTAGTTTCTATTGAAGAACTTAAGTTAATAAATGACCCAGATATATCTGATGCAATCTGTGCTGAACTAGATATCACGTTTATCGAATCAATAAAGTCTTGTGTATCTGAATCTGTATAAGATGTTACTCCCGTCAATCCAGATCCATCGCCGGCGAATGAACTTGCTACAATTGTTCCTGATGAACTTATATTTCCGGAAGCGGTTATATGACCTGCTCCTATTTCTACTAAAGAACCATGACTCCGGATGCGACCATATACTGATAAATCTCCGCCTAATATATGTTGTCCTGCACCACTTGCACTTATATTACCTGATGCTGTTACATGATTGAATGGTTGTACTACATTTGCTGCTAATATTGTTGCGGCTGTTGCACCTGGTTCTCCTCTATCACCCTTTGGTCCAGGAGCTCCAATTAATATAGTTGGAGGCTGTTTAGTATCAACGTTTACAGATGTGCCAGTATTGTTATTTGTAACAGTGATATCGTGCTCCGCAGATGTTACTGAAACTGTATTCTCCGTTGTATTAATAGTAGTAGCCATAATTTATTAAACTGTTACTTCTTTACTTAGTTTAACCTTCCCTTCAATCAATCTAGTTACGTAATTTGTACTAATATTTTCAAGTTCTAAATCATATCGTGCTTCACCAAATGAAAATGCAGATGATGATGCGGCCGATATAAAGATTCCTATACTTCCAGATGCTAATGGAGTTGTTCCATTAGAACCTGAAAAGTTTAATCCTGTACCATCACTATCTAATGAAGATGATAAAGAACATATCAAATCACCCCCATAATCAGTACGTATTTGCATTCTACCATTATAAGACGATAAATCAACTGGATCGCCGTTACTATCCTTCCATACTAGTTCGAAATCAGTGGTAGCACCCTGTTCTATGAAAAATGTATATTTACCTGCTGCCATTTAAAATCCCTTTCTTATAAATATGTAGATCTGATAGATTACACTTTTATTTTAGTGGTATCCGTTTAATAATTCTAATAAATCGTCTATTGCTCCATGTCTATGAGAATCTTCTAAGACACATTTGAATACATACTTTGAATTAGTCAACTTTGCCATGTCATGATATGCAGACCAATTTTTATCTTTCAAATCAATTTGATATGAATCTCCACAGAATATCATTTTACTATCCTTGCCTAATCTTCCAATACTCATTGCTAATTGACTTCTACTTAAATTTTGAAATTCATCTACAATAACAATAGCATTATCAAATGTTCTACCTCTAAAATGTGCTAAAGAAACTAGTTCAATTTGTTCAGACCTTTCCATTTTATCCAAAATATCAGGTTTGTTATATACCTTTCTCATATTAGAACGAATAGGAACTAGCCATGGCTCCATTTTTTCTCTTTCTGATCCAGGCAAGAATCCATTATCTTCTGTTGAGATAGTTGGTCTTGTGATTATAATTTTATTGAATTGCTTTTTAAAGAATTGATCTAAAGCTACTTGTACTGATAGTAATGTTTTTCCACTACCTGCCTTACCTACAAGAAAATTATAAGGATGTTTTAAAATTTGTGTTTTTGCTTTTTTTTGCTCATCCGATAAAGAAATTGAAAATCGGACATTACCTTTTGGTGGACTTTTTACCATATTATCTTTTGTTGCCATTAATGACTCCTCTATATGTTAACTATTTAATATAAATATTGAATTGCGCACATATAGCCAAAAAAAGACCCTCCGAAGAGGGCCTTTTAATAAAATATAAACTAAATCTAATTATTAGATTCTGTTCAATCCGTCTACTAATACTTTACCATAGAATTCTGGTCTTACCATTTTCTTAGCATAACGAGTCATAACACCTTTTCTTGGAGTGAAGTTGTTTGGATCGTATACTAATGGAGTCATAATAAGTGGAATGTATGGAGAATAAACAGCACCTGTTTCTAGGAACTGAGATCCTCTATATCCCATTAGAATTGCATTTTCAGTCATATATGGATTTTTGTAAACTTGGAATCTATTATTAATAGCACCAACTTTTTGTACACCCATTGCAAACTGCATTTTGTCACCATCTGTATCAGCAGCATATCCAGGAATAGATTCTAGGATTGTTGCAACAGTTGGAGAACAAACAAGGAAGTTAGCTCCACCTCTTAAAGTTAATTGGTGAATCTTGTTACTTACTTTTTGTATTTGAGTTCCTAAAGTTTGGAACCAAGTACCTTGGTTATAAGCTTGACCTGAAGTAGCATCGTCAACAAATGCAGATGTACCAGCATCAAATTTATATCCAATTCTTGCTGACCAATATGCAGTTGTTTGTGCATTGTTCATCAACATGTCTAAGATTTCAAGATCAATTTCTTGAGATACATATTCAGATAACATAGAAGTTAATTCAGCTTCTGCATCAATTGAATGGTATGCATTCAAGTCTTGAGCAAATTCTGGAGACCATACTGCTTTCAACTTTCTAGTCTTAGCAACAATCGCTTCAGATCTCATTTCAAGATTAATTTCTGGAATATCTAAAGTAGATGCGTCCGGAGATACTTGATTTGGAATTTTATTTCCAGCTACGTCTTCAAAATCACCTCTATCAGTTGCAGTCGGAGCTTTGTGATAAGCTACTTTCAATGTATCAACTATAGCATTTTCTGCTGATAATTTAACAACGAATCTTACTGTATCATCTGTTGCAGCTCTTTTGTGCAATTTAGTGAATTCAGGATAAACAGCTGATATTTGTGCATCACCTGTTAAGTTGAATGCTCTAATACCTTCAAAATCAGCACCAGATAAATCATTTGCGCTAACATCTAAAGTTACTACTGTTCTAGCTGCAGTTGCTAATACTGAAGATGAAAATTCTGAATTGTACCCATAATCAGCGTCTGAAATAGATCCTGTTACGTGCTTAGTACTTGTTACTGCAGTTGCATCAGTTGCTACTGTTTCTGTTGCTAATACTGATGAAGTTACGTCGTTGATCGAGTAACCAAATCTACCAGCACCATAAAGACCTTCTACAGCTACATCCGTACCATTACCATTTGCAAGATTAGTAACACCAAATACAGAATTTTCTTCTTTATTTGTTCCAGAAGTAACAAAGTCGTTACCACCAGCTGTACCATCTGTACCTTGGTTTGTACCATATTTGAAATCTAAGTAAAATACTAGACCAGATGGTAAGTTCATTGGCTGTACTGAAACGAAGTCTTTAGCAGCAATTTCTGCAAAGATTCTTCTTACTAATGGAAGGGCAACACCCGACCACTCTTCAGCATTACCACCAGTACCAGTTGCAGATGCTTCTGATACTAATTGCTTAGCTTGGTTCTCTAAAAGAACCGCCATGCCTTTTCTTTCTACCTCATTGCTCATACCTTCTAAAAGACCTGTCTTTTCCCACTTCTTTTCAAGTTGGATAGACACAGCATTTTGATTAGCTTGAGCATCTGTTGGTAATAATGAATTAATGTTCATTTTCTTTTCTCCTTTAATTTTAGAGATTAGCTAACTTTTTCCATCTCGCCGCTAAATCATTTCCTTCAGAAATTACTTTCTTACTTGGAGCAGTTGAAGCGCTAGACTTTGAAGCATAGCTTTCTTTGATTGATCTTTTTGTTCTAGAAGGATTCAAGTTGAAAGACTCAGATAATGTAGCAAATACTAATTTAACTTCACGTAAATTAGACGCTCTGTCAAAGTTTTCAATAACTTTCATTTTCTGGTTTTCATTCATTGAATGATTTCTAAACAATTTGTTTGAGAATAATAATTTTGCATTTAAAAGATTAACTTCGTTGATCTTGCTTCTTAGGAATTTGATAACGTTGTAAGCTTCTTCTAAATCATCTTCTTTAGCTTCGTCTACATCTTTATCGCCTCTACCTTCTTCAGCAACTTCTTCTTCACCTTCTTCTTCTCTCAATGCACTAATGATTTCGTCTAGATTTATGTCTTCGTCAACTTCTTCACCTTCTGCTTCAGTTACAGTTGATTCCTCAACTTCTTCTTCTTCAGTTACAGGCTCTTCAGCTTCTTCTTCCATACCCATTTCGTCTTCAAGCTCTTTTATAATAGCTTCAAGTTCTAGATCTTCTTCTTCAGTTACTTCTTCTTCGCCTCTGCCTTCTTCAGCAACAGGTTCTTCTTCCATTTCTTCAGAATGAATATCAGTTGGATCTTCGTCGTTGTCATTCATACCTCTACCTTCTTCAGCTACAGGAGCTTCATCTTCCATAGAATGATCCATTTCAGCTGCCATTTCTGGTGCTTCCATTTCGTCTTCCATATCCATTTCTTCTTCTTCAGCTAATTTAGCAGATAACATTGATTGAATTCTCGGGGTGAACGCTTCTTCTAATGCAATTTTTGCATTTGCAAGTGCTGTTTCTCTTACCGCTTTCGCGTCAGCAATTGCTTCTTTTAGCAATTCATTTTTTGCCATAGTTGTTCTCCTCTTATTTAATTTGGAAATAAGGCTATTAAGAGCCTCAATTGGAGTACATCAAGTACTCATAGATAATTAGTTGAGTGACCGTATATTGGAATACGGTATCGTTATACTAATATATATACGAGTATACGCAAAAACCTTCTAGAAAATTAAAATTTATTTAATCTTGGTGTAGATCAGACACCCATTGGAAATATTTAGCACGTTGCATTTTTTCACGTTTCTTTTGAGACTTAGGAATATGATATCTTCTTTCCTTATATTCTTGTAATATACCAGCCTCTTTCATTTCTTTTTTGAAAGATCTTAATGCATGTGCAATATCATAAACTGTTTCTGATTTACCTGTCTTGTGATTTTTCTTTTGGTAAGAAACAACTTTGACGCCTACTGCGCCAGGTAATATTGACTTTTGTCTTTTTAATCGTTTGTTCATATAACTTATTTATGTTTTATAAAGTATTAATATAAAGATAATTTTGCAACAATCCTAATATTATTCTGAATCTTTTAAAGATTCTCCTATTTTATAATAACGGTTTAAAACTGTCCCCATATCTTCATATGCAGATTCTAATCTTTGTTGTAGGCCTGTCATTTCTTTTGAAGTCTTTTCAAATACTTTATAAGCCTCATTCATTTGTTTCATATGTCTAGATACCGTAACATTATCAAACCAATGTTCTGACTCTGATAAAGTCAATTTTTCGGCCTGTTCTACCACGCTTTGCAATGTTGTACTAACTTCTTGTAGTCCACCTTTAGCATATACCATCTCACCTAACTTATGAAAATTAGATACTGCTTCTAAAAATGCAGATCTTTCTTCTTTAGTCATTTTTTTATCTTCATCCTCGCCTAGATACTTCTCATTAAGGATATGTTTCATTAATTGATTTTCATATTTTTTCATTGTAGTCTCCTTATGCATCAAATGCTTTTGTTCTTTTTGATCTATCTAATAAATCTTTAATGCCTTCTAATTGTTTCTCAGCACCATTTATATATCTACGAATTTGATTTGCAGCTTGTTCTGCTTTATCGCTTACCAATCCATATACATCTTCATCTTCAGCTAAATTGTCTAATGTTTGAAGTAATTCATATTCAACTTCTTCTTTAGTTTCAATTAGAGAATCAATTTGTCCTATAAAATAATCATAATCAAATCCGCCGCCTTCAGCCTGACCCAACATTCCTTCTTCTTCTTTCAAATCTTTTTTAGCTTCAAATGCTTTTTGAACACTATCTAATGTAGGTAATTTGTCTCCAAATTTTCTATTTTCAAATCCTGGTGTACTTTCTAATAATTTTTTTAGTTTCATTATTATTTCCCTTTTGCTAGACCGTCCATTTTCTTTTCTGGTGTTCCATTCTTTTCAGTTGATTTGAATTTACTATTAGTTCCTTTTTGGCCTAAGTTTCCTTCGCCATCAAATGCTAATGTATCAACAACTTTACCAGTGCCTTTTTGTCCTTTATTATTTATAGGACCATATTGTGATTGTAAATCTTCTAATGCCATTTTTAAAACTCCGTAATAATATCAGTTATAATTCTTTCAACACCTGCAAATTTATTTACAGATATATTTCCTTTTGATTCATTTACCGGAGAAAGGAATGCTCCATGGGTTGATGGATTAGAAACAAAGTCAAATGCAATTAATTCAAAATCTGGCTGTACTTCTAATGTCTCTCCTGCTTCTCTCATAACTTCTTTAACAGATCCCATACCTCTTGATGAAATACCTAATCTAATTCCACTTTTGAAAAGTTCTTTTAATATATTACCGGAAGGAGTACTTAGTACTTCTACAGTTCCAACTAAATCTTTTCCTTTAAATTTCATATCCAATACGTTATGAGATACGTTATTTAAGTTAACTACAGATGAATCTGGGTGATCTAATTCTCCTAATGCTCTTCTTTCTGCAATAAATGATTCTGTATATTTTTTTGCTTCGCGTACTAATGTTTCCATTGGATACACTCTACCATTTTGATTCTTTGCTTCTGCTCTTTGTAATACACCACTAACAACTAATTTACCATTGTTCTGTGTCAATGACTCATTTATTTGTGTAGGCGAAACTTCAAACACTGTATAGTCTACTAATAATTGCTTATCCATTTTTTAGTCCCTGTATAAATAATCCTGAGTTAATAAATGCTTTATGTTGTTCTACTCTTTTACGTTCATCGGAATATTTTCTCTTTTGTTCCGTTAAACTTAAATCTTTATTTTCTTTAGCCTTAATAAATTGTTGCCAAGTTCTATCTGGTATCATTGTGAAAGCTCCTTTAATCTATTAGCGATTCTAGTCATTCTTTCATTTATCTTTGAAAACCTTTTACCTGTTGATTTCCAAAAATGATTTGATTGAACACCCATTTCTGTTTTAAGTCTTAAATTGTTATTAACAATCTTTTCCATTGCACCTAACATTTTATTAACTTCATTTATTCCTCTGTTAACTTTTTGTTGAGGAGTTGATGTAGGATCTTTTTTAAACTCTCTATATGATGCTTCATTTAATCCCATCATTTGATTGATCATCCTTTTATATTGGCTCTCAACTTTTTTCATATCTCCCGTTTCAGCAACATCATTTTCATCCTCTTCTCCAGACTTGCTAAATGCATTTGGTGTTTGGTATCCAGGAACTCCTGCAGTAGTCGACATTTCTCCCATATGATCTTTAATACCATACTTTCTTTTCCAAGCTTTAAATTTAGAATCTCTTTCTAAATTAGCAATTACCATATTTGACATAGCATCAAAACCGCCATCATCAAAACGATCTATTTGATCTTCAACATCATCTGGATCTTTTACATATTTTGAAATAAGTTCATGAAAATCATCATATGCCTCATCTGACATAATAAGATCTGCTTCATTCATTCCTTCTGTCTTTTTTGCAACTACACCTAATTTTTTATGTAGATAAGAATCTGAATCATCTACATCGCCATCATTATCAATATCTTTATCTTTTAAATCTTTAAACTTAGTTTCTGCTTCTTTATCATCGATATTATCTAAAGCTTCTTTATTTAAAAACTCTTTGAATTTAGTTAAGTAATCCATTCCTTATCTCCTATTGTTGTCTTCTAAATACATATACAGTTCCACCTGTCGCTCGGACTTCACTAACTGATATGTCGTACATTTGTTTAACAGTTAGGTCTGATCCTAATACTATTCCTCCGCCCATAACATGCAGTTGTGTTGATGTTTGGCCGGCTGCTGCTCCAATTATTACACCAGCTCCTCCAGCTCCATCAAAAGATCCTGTGCTGCCGGCCGCTACAGCTGTTACTTCATAAAATGTTCCCGATGCTCCAAATCTTTCATAATTTGATGAGCCTGTTTGTGTATGATTCAAATGATAATTTGGTGCTGACATTATTTACTCCCTAATTTTTTAAGTTCATTTACTAGTTCATAATAACGTAACATTGTTAACACATCCTTATCTTCAATTGTATGTTTCTTATTCAATTCAGATAACAAATTAGTAACTTCATTTAATTTAATTTTAATGACTTTACTTCCAACTGATGTTTTTAATGCTGATATATTATCTTGCAACTTAGTCGTTTCAGATAAAATATACTTTTTCAACTTAACTGAATTAGTTACATTATTAATATATTCTTTTAACATCTTTTTTTGTGATGCACCTAAATTGGAATATTTTTCATTGAACTTATCTACTACCATTTTACTAGCTAGTATACGTACATCTTTATGTTCTGAAGTAAGACTTGGGGCATTGTCTTGTTTTTTAGTAGATGTTTGTACATGTTCAATTAATGAAAATTTACTTGATATGTATTCTTTAGGATCATCTGCAGAATTAAATTCAAATAATTTATATGTCGATGCATGCAATTTATAATTTTTAACTCTAGATTTGAAAAAATCTTCAACTATATAATTAGCTTTTAGATCTTTAATCAAGTTATATTTATCACGTCTCAATTGAGATTCATTTAACTCAGCACGTGCCTTTAACACTGCCTCTACAAACTTTTCAGCTTTTGATTCTGATGAAAATTTCTCTTCTGCAATTGTCCTGTATAATTTTAATTCTTTTTGAATCTCTGACTTTGAATTATAATGTCTTTTGATAATTCGAAGTGCCTTCGAATCCATATTATTCATAGTGTCAGAAGCAACTTGTCGTACAAGCAATTCAAATATTAATGCGGTATTTTTTACCTTTGAATGTTTTATTCGTTTCATGAAAGTTCGCCCCGTATAATCATATTTTTTTAATAAATATGCTAGCAATTCGGAAATCCATATTAGATTATTCTTCTAATAACTGGTTCTCGTCTAGCATTGTCCCATTATCATCTGTTTTGTCTTCATTCAACATCGTTTGTTGGATGACTTTCGATTTATTTTTCATAGAAGCAATTAAATTACTTACCTCTAAATTTTCTGTACTCAGTGGTGACCCACCTTTGTATTTAGGTTGTAACGGTGAAGCATCTGTTGCAAATGTTTTTCCTATCTCCTTAGCCGCTAATGGGTCTCTTCCAAATGTTGAATTATGTGATTTACCATTAATTGGTCCTTGCGGTCTTCCAGGTCCTGCAACATGTTCTTGCTCTTGGCCTGGTAACAATCCTCCTTTGTTTGCAACATGCATTGAAGCAATGTCATGCGGAGTACCAAACGACTGATTTGTCTTTCTTGGATCATTACCTTCACCTTTAATTTGTTCTCTTCGGAAGCCTTCTTTAAGATCTTGAATCACTTGTTCTTGTTCTGCCGTCCATTCATCTTGACTCAATCCAAATATATTTTCATATACCCATCTCTGAGAAAATAGATTTGATTCTAACATTGAACTAGCAAGTCCAATCTTTTCATTAAGAGTTTCAACTTTTTGTTTTTCATATATAAGAGATGGATTGGTTAAGTTTAATTCAAACCCAACTAAATCTTCATCTTTAAATCCTTGAGAAAATAAATGTACAATTGCAATCTTAGTTAATTCAGAAACAAATATCTTTTGTATTCTTTCTATTGTTCTAGCAAATCTTACATCCTCTGCTGCCAATGTTGCTTTACCTTCTACTCCCTCATCATATCCTAAAAATGCTTTAGGTATTTTTAATGCAGAAAATAATTTATTTTTTAAATAATCAATATCTTCAATAGCACCATCACTAGATAGGCCTGGTAATGATTCTATATTAGTTCCAGATTCTCCTCCTCTAACAGGTAAAAAGAAATCCTCAATCATATTTTGCATATTAAACTTAAGATTATAGTCTCCTGTCTTTTCATCTATATAAGGAACCTTTTTCATCTTATTGATAATATTTTGAATATGATTATCAACTTCGGCTGGTGGTATATTACCTACATCAATTTTAAAAATTCTTCTTTCCGGTGCTCTCATGATTCTTTGAATCAACATCGCATCTTCCATAAGAGTTAATTGTTTATAAATTTTTCTAGCACCTTCTATCATTGACTTTCCATATGGTAAAAAGTTTGTATCAGATAATAATCTAAAATGTGCTATTTCAAATGATTCAAACTCTGCTGGATTACCGCCGCCTCCTCCAGACCATTGGTTATTTCCTCCACCATGTGTATTTTCCATAGTAAATTTATGTGCATATGGGTTGTTAGGGTCAAATCCTTCATCTCTTCGTATTTCATATGCTGATACTGGAGTTACATTTACAATTCCAATTTCTTCTTCAACGTCTAAATGTAAATAAAAATCTCCATATTTACATGCATTTCTAATCCATGGCCATAAATTATAATCTATATTTAATACATCATAAAATAAATTTCTTAATACTTTTCTTATTTCATCATTAGGAGATGTAATTGTTAATGTATCTCCATCCGCATCTTTAACTGTTGATTCGTCTGCATAGATGTCTAATGCTGATGATAATATCGGGTCCATATCCATTGCTTCATAATCTGTAAATAATTCTATTTTTGATGTATGAAATGTTTGGTTTTGATTATATGTCCCGTAACCAGGCATACCCTTATGTACGCCAGAAAATCTATCAACATATTTTTTGTTTGTTAAATTTCCTGTCGATTGTAATCGATTTGTATCGACGGCCTTAAGACGATTTTTTGCAATTCTTCTAACAACTACATTTGTTGCAAATAATCTGCCTAACCGCGCTCTTAATGATGTGTCTGCCATAGTTTTCTACTTTTATATAAATATCTTGTTACTCCAAAAGCCAGGTTAAATCTTCATTGTCCTTATCACCTGATTTCCATTGCCAATCCTTTGGCCTATCTGTTCCTGTTGAATATACTCCTGCTGATTTTCCAAAACCACTTAATGCCTTTCTAGAAAGATCAACTCCCTGTTGATGTAATCTTAATGCAGTATCTCTTACCCATAATGCAATTCCAAATGCCATTACTAAATCATCGTTATATCCTCTCTGTGCTTCTGCTCTACTACCATTCCATATAAAGACATATAATTCATCTACCAACCGTTTTGACTTTACAACTGGCGACTTTTCTCTAAAATATGTTTCTAATTTGGATATAATTAAAGGTCTGGTTTTTGATGTTGTAGAAAATCCAGGAACCTTTTGTCCTTTATTTTTTAAATCATACCCTTTTCTTAAATGTACATCTTCATCTACATATGCATCTTGTTTATATGAATAATATAAATTTTCATATCCTTTGTCTATTGCAACCTGTAAAACTGCCCATCCTATATTTGCATTTTCAATAACTAGTAATGCATTATTCCATTCTGTTGCTACAGATATTAACATATTACCATATTCAGTAGTTCCTATCTTGCCTTTATATTCAGCAACTTGTTGCATTGTTTTTATGTCTAGCACATGAAATGCAGAATAATCTCCTCCATCTCCTCTCGCAACATCCGCTACTACTACATATGAATTAGAATAGTTTGGATATTCCCATATCCAATAGTTGCCATCAAATCCTCTTTTTTCTTTTGGATCTTCTACATATGTTTGTTCATACCATTGTATAATAGGCCCATCTACTACTGTATGTCCGGAACTTATAAAGTCACAATCACATTCTTGTGCTGCACTCTTTTCTCCTAACAGTTCTGTTTGAAGATCTCTCCATGATTGATCTCTTTCCGGATGTACCGTCCAGTGTAGTTTGATAGGATTAAATTGTCCGCCCGCTTCTGCTTGTGACCATGTTTTATGGAACAAGTTACCTGTACCATTAGGTGTTGATAACATAATTGCACCTCCACCAGTTGCCAATGTTTGTTGTGCTGCAGTCCATATTTCATCAATTCTATCAACGAATGCAGCCTCATCAATTACTAATAATGATAATGCTTCAGATCTACCTGCATCACCTTTTGATGATATAGCTTTAATTTGTGAACCATTTTTGAATCTTAATGAAAGTTTATTATCTTCCATTGTCTTCCCCTTTAACCAACTAGGTAAATTATCATGCATCACTCTTACTTTTGTAACTAAGTTTTTTGCAACATCTTGTTTAGTTGCAATTACTAATACATTATAATCTGATTGGAATATCATTTTCCATAATGAATATCCTGCCGATAAAGTTGATATACCTAACTGTCTCGATTTAAGAACAATGTTATATCTATTATCTTTGAATTCATTTAATGCCTCTTCCTGAAATGGATAGAGGTTAAAGTACATTTTACCTTTAGTAGGGTGTTGAATAATACAATACTTACGCATGAAATGTACAGGGTCTTGAGAACACCGTTTATATTCATCACGTATTATTTCTTTTATGCTTTTCTTTACTGCCATATTATACTTTAATATAAGAAATTATTTGCAGAAAAACAAATAAAAGGACTGCTTATTTTTTGCTTTTTTCGAATGAACGACCACCAAAGTATGCACCTATAACTGTTATTAACACTAATTGTAATAGGTCTACCCACTTATCCTCAACTACAAATGATATAGTTCCTGCATCTATAAAAATCATAAGAACTGTACATACAACTAGAAATATAAGGACCATTGGCCTTACATTTTTGGATAACCAAGAATCGCTGTTCATATCCGATTTCCATCTATCTGTTATGTTGGCTTCCATTTTAGTTTCATAGTCAGAAACTAATTCTTTTATTTTTTGTTCAGCTGCTAATTTTTCTTCTTTAGAAGTATGTAGGTTGTCTATAACACCTCCTACTCCCTTTACTAAATCTGCTGCACCTCCTGAAAATAATTTTGTTAATATACTCATAACTCTATTCCTTTTTTATGCAGCTAATTCTGAGGCTGCTTTTATTATAAATGCTCTTATTTCACCGGTCTTCACAGCATTGAGAGCGCCTTTTAATGTTGCACCTGCTATATTACCTTTATTTGCATAATTGGCCATTGATGTTCCTCCGGCTATTAATAACATTGCAATTATAACATGATGTAATATATTTGCAAATTTCTTTGCCTTAGCCTGATCCTTTACTCCGGCTTTTTTTATTATAAATGTAAATGCATCTGTAATTTTATGATGGTAATGGTCACCTATTGCAATTAATCTATCTCCACTTAATTTTTTGAGTCCAGGAATTTTCTTTAATAGATTAACAAATTTACCAATCAATTTAATTATCTCTGGTAATGATAATGCAACTCCAGCTAATGTTAATCCTATAGCTTCTGATTCAGGTGCATCTAAATCTACACGTTTAATATCCTTTTCTAAGTCTGAAAATGCATCTTCAAGTTCAGGCATATCAGCTGAAGTTGTTTTTGTTTCATATTCAGCTTCATTTAATATGTCCCTAAGTCTAATCATTTTATTCCTCTAATGAAGTTCTTACATTTTCTTTTAGATTATTATAATCTTTTTCTATTCTTTCAATAAAAGATGAAATATCAATTTCGCTTCTTTCACCATCTGCATTTTCCCAAGTAGTTTCTTTTACTTGTTGTTTTACAATTTCAACTTCTTTATCAGTATCTTTAAACCATGATTCTGCATTTGATAACATTATCTCTTTCTGATATTGTTCCCATGCTTCTTTTCCTTGGGACTTTATCTTAGTTTCTTCTGATAATACACATCCGAAACATTTTTTACGTTTAAACCAAAATTTGAAGTTTAAACTACGTTCTTTCTTACGCATATTAGTACCACAATTGGGACACTCTTCCGGCACTGTTAATAGTTTTTTTACATCACTTAATATACTATTCTCGGGCTGACGTGTTGTAAATCCATCATGTTGTGTAACCCTTGTTCGAAATCCCTTACCATCCGTTTCAATCCATATTTTAGGTTTACCGTCTTCAAAAGATTCTATCACTTCTAATTCTTTCGATTTTGTTTTACCCGTATATATTGATTTACGTGTTTGAGATCGGTGTTCGCCGGCAAGCATCTGCTTGACAGCTTTCACATTTTGTAACTTATTGCTCATATTATTTTAAACCTTGGCGCATCTTCAATAATAATCTTTTCTTTGCTCCATCCTTAAGACCTAAACTATTTATCATGTCAATGACGAAATCAGTTTGTTGGGTTGCTGGCTTAGTTGCTAATGTTTTCTTCATCATTTGCATTGCTTGGGTTTTGTCTACTCTGCCCATTTTAGATGCTAATGCTGAACTAACTTCTGCTTCTTCGATTGATTCAAATCTATCAGCTGCTCCTGCCGGCTTACCCATATCACCTGATAATGAATCTTTCTTCATTAACATTCTAGATAATTGTTTTGCTACAGTAGGATTATCTCCTGATATAGCTTGTACTACTTGAAGTAATCCTGCTGCTTGTTGTACAGGTGTTCCTTGGCCTAATGCTTTTTTTAGCATTTTAACTCCGGCTAATTTTTCTATTGAACCTAATTTAGATCCTACAGATGCTTTTGCCATTGGCGCTTCTTTTAAAGATTCTTTGATCTGTTTTCTGATCATATTTCTTAATGTTGTTTCTTTCATTGGTTTGTCCCTTATTTTAATATAAATATACTATGTCCTACTTATCAATGCTATTTTGTAAAGCCTTTATCCATAGCAAAGTTTGCTCTACTAAATTCTACTCTATCTACAAATTTAACACCATTTCCAATTCTATCTACTGCCACATATCCTTCCGGTGCGGTCACTCTCAAGCCTCCTTTACCATCGTCTACAAAATGCTTTGTATTGTAGATAGCATTATTATATTTTCTTACAAATATAAGTTTGGCATCTGATAATAATTTAGATACTATAAATAAATTAATGATATCTTGTTTACGATCATTAAATTGATTCATTTGGTCTTGTTTAGCTAAAGTTGCTTTTTCAATTCCACGATCTGATTTTA